AACCACTTCTTTAAATATATTTTTAAGCATTATCGTATTGAACGATAGTGTGTCCATAAATGTATTTATAACAAATTTGTCGACGTTTGGTTTATTTTAGTACGTTCACTTATATGTTGAGAACATATAAGTACGGAGAAAATACTAATCGTATTTAGGATATTGAGAGCTAGTTGATATCTAAGCTGAAGAAGCTTGACCTATGGAAAGAGGGCAGGATGGGAGGCATTAGGGTACCTATACCCACTAACCAAAATAGGAAATGAGTTTTGTTTATATTATTAGAGATAAATAAAGAGAATTCATTTTGGCTTTGATTTTAAAGCTGCAATTTTAGTGGTAGACATAAACATGAAGATACATGTTATGTAGAGCCGTATGATCGAAATAAATTAAGACCTAATACAGATAGGTCGCAACTATATTATACAACAATAGTGATGATTATGATTGAGTAACCATAGTTTGAAGGTATTTTTGCATTAGTAGGAAGCGGATAATTTCGTTATGTAATAGAATGTGACAACGCACGAGGAATATAATCTAGCGTGAACGACGTCTTGTAAAGTATATATGCAAGATGGGGGAAATCGCGATAACTGTTTTGGTTAATAGCCAAGTGTTTGATGTAAGTAAGTATAAACTAATTTGTAATGAGTAGAGATTAAGTTCATGAAAGATTACGATGGTAGTAGCCGGACGTGTGAGCCGGAATTTGCTGTTTATGAAGAAGAAAAATTGAGCACGCTGTAAAACAGAGTATGAAAGACTTATAGAAGTGATTATACACACATTTATTTTTATGTAACTATTTGAAACTGACCCAACATAAGATTATATCTGATAAAGATGATAAAGGTTTTTGTTAAGTTATGTTAATTGATAAAATAGTTTGTCCGTAGTGTACATGGTATATTACGAAGGGGTTCGATGTAATCGAACCCGCAAGGGACGTTAAAGCCGTCCCACTTTTAAAATCCCCCGCTTTAGGGGCAGGGCCTGGGTTAACACCCCGGGTAGCCGTTGCAACCGACGTTACAGAAAGACTATCAGCCATTAAGAGTAACTCGCGTGAGCGACAGAACCTTGTTAGGAATTTAGACCGAGTTCCAACACAAGAAAAAGTTATCGGTAATGAAGTTAATGCCTCGAGGGCAATTCATCTCGTTGGTTTAAAAAATCAACTTACAACAGGCCAAACTGTTTACACATATGGCAATAAGTTTGATGTTTTAGATCAGCCTAGAAATTGGAATTTATCAGAAAGAGATATAAAATTGATATTTAGAGATTTTGGTTTTGATAAACCAGGAAGATGGAATCCAATACAGGCGTATTACACTGTTTTTCTTCAACAGATGCACAGAAAGCAATATTTTAATAAGAAGAATAATAGTATAAATATGTTTCAGTTGGTATCATTTGCCGTTAAAAACGGTAAAACGATACCATGGTACACAAACAAACCAGTGGACACAGTAGTGTTTTTAGAACAACATAAAATAGATAAAATGGTTTTAAAACACTTTAATTCACTAAGTAAACTTTTCGCTGGACCTCGATTGGTTCAGTCAGAATTTTTTATGTGTTTGTATGGTGCTAGGGAGAAGAGAATGGAGTTGGC